TTACTCCTCTACCTACATGGGTAGAGGAGTAGTAAGTGTATCTACGTCTTATTGTATTTTTTCTAAAACATATAATATTAAATTGGTACCGAATATTATATTGTTTCCTTAAGGAGAATACAACTATGCCTAATGAAGAATATCAAAATGGCTCTGCTCTATTTAATGTACGAAATAGAAATAATAGAATGAAACGTACATGTGATGATTTTTCATATACATCTCAAAACATTGACTACGTTAATGCTGAACATTCTGATGTAATTAATAACAAACCACAATCTATTATTATTAAAAATACTAGTAACTTTGGTAATACTGTAAGTGGTAAATCAATTGAACACCCCTCTACACTAACAACATCTATCGAATATATTAACATGTCTAATACTGATATTAATATCAGTAATCGATTTGGTTATGTTTATCGTTTAAAACCTGGTACACAATACAGTTCTTTAAATAGATTATCGAAAGATGAAAGAGACTTAGTATTAAGTTACGGTTCAGGTTTATACATTGTTGTTAGACAATTAAGTAATCTAGAATCTATTGTACCGACAGTGGGTCTATTAGATAGCATTGAGAATAACTATAAAGAAAATACAGTAGAACCAAATGATATATTTTTCGGTATTAAAGAAAATAAACGATTATTTGGAAAACTACTGGATAATAGAAAAGAATTAAATAACAAAGCAAGTAATGTTATTAATGCTGCTACTGGTGCATATCCTACCAATATCTACATGGCTAATAGTGAAATGGTCACTATGTTTTACTATCCTGAAGATGTTCTTTGTAGAAACAAAATCATTTACGATAAAGAATTAGATATTGTTATTTCACCAAATGTAATAAACTATTCTAAGGTATTACATCCTTCGTTTTCATTAGAAGATTCTGAATTGCATAAAGCCATTAAAGAAGAATTAGATAAACAAGAAAGAATAGAATCTATTAAGTTTATTACTAAGAAAAAAGAAGGTAGGATTTATCGTAAGATAGGTGATAAGATTCAAGCCATTAAAGGTGAACAACCTATTGCTGATGAAAAGCCTGGATTATATATCTATACTTCTTATCTTAACGATGATGATGAGATTGATACGCAACATATCTTTATTCCTTACAATGATAAAATAACATTACAAGAACATGGTTATTTTATTACTGCTGATGAAGCAAGGACATTTAATTCTGAAATTGAGATCCGTAGATTAAAACAACAGGAGGTAATTTTAAATAACCAATTCAAAGAACAAGAGCGTGAACATGATCTTAAAGTTCGAGAATTGAATGAAAAGATTAACCAAAAAGAAAGAGAGCTTAAAGAACTTAAACTTAAACTAGACCATATTGAAACATTAAGTAGTCATGAGAACTCTCGTGAAGAGAGAGAATTTAAACAGGAAGAAAGGACATTTAAACGAGAAGATAGAGAAACAGAAAGAACCTATAAAGAAAGAGATAGGATTCTTGACTTAGAAGAAAGGATTATCGAAGAGAGAACCAAACGAGTTAAAGCAGAAGAAGCGACTAAAGCAGCAGAAAGCAATAATAGCTCTAGAAACATTGGTGCATTTGCAGGTATCATTGCAGGCGTAGCTACGATTACCAGTGCATTAACCAAGATATTTATAGACCATAGTGCTAAAAAGGAAAAAACTGAAACATTCATTAGATACGCTAGTACACTAAGTGATGTGTTAAAATCAACATGCAACTTTAGTGCCATCACGACAACTCTAAGTAAAGTAGCATTACCATTAGGTATTGCAACTCTAGTAGTTGGAGCAGGTTACTTAATTTATAAAGGAGTAAAAGAATATAAAAATTCTTATACAATTGAACTTATTTGAGTGAATTATCTCTTAATAGATAATTTAAGTGTTTTATTATCGTTAAAAGAATATCGCGAGTCTTTTACCATGGTAGAATATACTTTAATAATTATACAAGGAAAACAAGCATGAATCCTTTATTGATACAACGGATTAAGGAAGATACTCCACATATTGACGAGAGAATTGGATTAGGATTGTCTTATCATGACAATCCTAATATTCCTCTCTATGTGGATAGACTGTTTCGTATTAACTCGAAACGGTTTCCTAAAAAGTTAAAGTATCTTGGTTGTGAAAAAGTCCCTCCAAAAGAGGGTTACCAATACATGACCAGAATTAGTAATAACAATACACGTAAATACGATATCAATCGAAATGATATTCGTTTATACGCTTTTAACTTTGACTTTGATGGTCAGCCGATTCGTAAATATATCTATCTTCCATTTATTCGTCGACATGGATTCATGTGGATGAATGGTGTAAAATACATGGTTGCACCTGTAATGGCAGATGGTATTATTACAATTAAGCCTACTGAAATCTTCGTCAAGTTGATTAAAATTAAATTGTGGTTTGAACGTATTCGTAATGTAAATATTGTTGTAGACGGCGTACCTGAATACACATCTATTTATCATTCTAAAATCCACAATAAGAAAGACACTGGTCGTACTGATAATTTCATTAAAATGAAATGCACTCTGGTACATTATCTGTGTTGTAAATTTGGGATGACTAAAACATTAGAAATGTTTGGTTTTAAACCTGGTAGTGTTCTGATGTTAAATCGTGATGATTTTGAGAATCCTGATGATGTATTAAATCAATATCCAAAAGACGAATGGGTGATTGTCGAGAGCAATGGTCGTAAACCACCACACAGTTATCTCTATCCTTATTACGAACCTACGAAGATGTTCTTCGCAGTACACCGTAAAGAATGGGAAACTATTCGTTCAGCTAAGACTGTTATCGGTACATTGATTTACGTGTTAAGTCACTATACTCGTTACAATCGAATGAATCCAGATATTGTAGATAATACAGAAGCATGGCGTAGCATGATGGGTGAAGCAATTTGTTCTACATCAGACCATGCATCTATTATTCAAGACAATATTGATAAACACATGGTTTCATTAGATGGTTATGTAGATGACATGACTATCGATGATTTCGAACGAATTGGTTTGGGACATATTGACAACATTTATAAACTGTTTGTTTATATTGTTGAAAACTTTATTGACCTGACTAGTGAGATTTCACAAATTTCTAAATCCAATACTTTGTATGGTAAGCAATTGCAAATTTGTCAATTCCTATTATTCGATTTGACTAAAGCCATTAACAATGCTTACTTTAATCTTAGTACATTGCGTTTAGAAGAAGACAGAAACCCAAATGTACCTGTTAAGTACGAAGCTGTACGTAAAGCAATTGAAAGCATTCGTGCTGAAGTTGTTATGCAGATTAAAAACCATACAGAAATTATTGTGGTAGATGACCCAGCTGATTTACCTATCTTGAAAATGGGACGTATTGTTATCCCACAAGAGAAGTCCGATAAAGCCAGAACGTCTAATACACAATTTAATGTAGAAGACCCATCTGTAGCACTACATGAATCTCTGTTAGAGTGTGGTGCAGCATTTGATATGTCTAAAGCAGACCCATCTGGTCGCAGTAGATTAAACCCATATGTAACCATTACAGACGATTACACCATTGTGCCTAATCCCGAACTTGTCGATAAAATCGATGCCGTTAAGAAATTACTATACGGTGATGTCGATAATAGACATGAAATTGTAGACACAGAGTAATTGTTAAAGTATATTTTAAAAAGGAAACTAACATGAATATCGATTTGTATCAAACAGCACCTCTGCAACAAATGGTTGGTGAGATGTTGACACAAGTGATTGATGAAACACTTTATGCAGGCCCAAACCAAGTATCATTCTTTCGTGGATGTGCTGCTGAAGCAGTAAGTCAAAACAATAATTTGTTCTCTGAAATCTACGTGAATATCTTGCAGGTTTTAGAAAACGAATATTTGTCTAACCAAATCAACCCCAATAACCAAAACCAAGTATTCAACTTAGTAAGTAATTCTTTTGTTGATGCTGTACCATACATCTTCTTGAACTATGGTCCAATGAATCAATTAAATGCTCAAGAAGCACATGGTGTACGTAATGATGCTAATAAGTATTGTTCCTATATTGGTAACATCCAACGCCAATTAGCACGTCATTACAGTAATAGCAATGGCATGATGTATGGTAATAACAATGCTGGTAGTTTCGCTACACGTGGCGGCATGGCTATGCGTAATAATAACGTAGGTAACGCTGGCGGTTCTCGTTGGGGTAGTGTACGTGGTAATAACTTTGGTGGTATGGGTGCTAATCGTGTAGATAATACTTTTAGTGCTTCTAACACTCAAGCACATGATGTATTTGGTCGTGGTAGTAATAATAGTGGCTCTACTCAACAAAATGATAGCAATGATTACTTTGCTATCAAACGCCGCAGGTTGGCTGAAAGCAATGCGAACAATACTGCGAATAAACAGCAAGACAATTCAGCGTACAATGAATTAGTGGATGAGTCTGCTGTTCTTGGTACACCTACTGTTATTCATGGTAATGCCAACCAATACGAAGAGCGTTTTGATAAATCAGGTTCTAACGAAACTATTGTAAACAACCAAACAGAAGTACAAGTTGAAGAAGATGGTTTCCCAATTGTACCGAATAATCGTCGTAAAATGGCAATTGGTCGTAACTGGTTAGTAGGTTTATGGATTAATACTTCTACCAAAGGATACGAAGATATTAATGAAGTAAAAGTACGCCGTAAGTTAACACCTGAATACTTATACCCATTTGACTATACTAAACATCGTGAAAAACTATCTGAAGATAAAGATGGTTTGTATTTTGAATACTACGATGCATACGGTTTGGTTCAACGTGAATATGTATTTGCATTTAATGCAAGCAATAAACTATGGCAATCTTACAACTATCTGAATAAACGTTGTATGATTGAATTAGATGAACATGGTTTGCCTTGTCAGGTGTTGTACGATTTAACTGAGGAAGAAAGAATGGAACTTAAAGACCATATCATTCCTGGTAAAACACCAGGTATCTTAGGTAGTGCTCTAATCCCTAATCGTGAGAATCCACCTAGTCTGGAAGAAGAAATTAAATATCTGACCATGACTGATGAAGAACGCGAGTATCAAGAAGCCGAAATCATTGCAAATGGTGGTGAAGTAAATGAATACAATGTAACTATTAACGATAATGAGATTATCGCTGATAACTTACCATCACTGGTTACTGAAATTATCGATGATGTTTATACAGAACACGGTAATTCTCGTTTGGTTGAAAGTGATGTCACTATCATGAATCCTGTTTCTACTAAGAAACGTCAATTAGAAGTAGTACGTAAAATCAAAGAATGTAAAACATTTGATGATTATCGTGATAAAATCATTAAACCACTGACTAAAGCACGTGAGTTTGTTCTGTTGCGTAAGCTTTCTGAAATGATTGATATTCAGTTCAGTAAGATTCTTCTGTGTCTAGACTTGACAGACATCAGCGTAACTGAAATCGTAGAGTGTTATAATGATTTGGAAGAACGTGATGATATTATCACTAAGTCATCAAGACAGCAATACAATACACTTGTAGAAGAAATGTTCGCATCATTTACTATTACCAATAATGATGATGAATATTTGTCAGACAGTGATACTCCGACTATTGTAAGTAATACAGCAACTGTAACTTATGTAGACCGTAGTGCTGGTGAGTTAAATATCACGTTAGATGGTTCTGAAAACAATCAAAATGGTTGGGTATGTTTGGTTCGAGATACTGGTTCTGAAATCAGTAATTTGATTACTGCTTCTTTAGTACGTCGTAATCGTAAATCAAGCAAACCTACTCGTGACACTTATCTATTAACTTCAGATGGTGTATTGATTGAGTTTATTCCAGCTAGTCGATTTGATATTAACCATGTATTCTATCGCATTTGCAAATTAACGCAATAAAAGGTAAATAGAGTAGAGAGGGAATTCCCTCTCTACTCTAGATATCCTTTATGCTTTTATTTTTTAGTCAGGTGCGCCGTCTAAGGAATCATTTGGATTACCTTCGCCATCGCTACTTTCACCACCTTCGTCGAAGTCAAAGTCATCTTCACCACCTTCACCTCCTTCATCACCAAAGTCGCCAAAACCATCATCTTCGCCACCATCTTCACTATCACCACTGTCGCCACTATCGTAGCTACCGCCACCACCTTCGCTAGGTTTAAGATCATTGCCTTCCATAAACCCTTCGGTAGATTTAACAATGTTTTTAGACTTCTCGAACATATCCATCATGTTCTTAATAGTCTTAATAGCAAAGTCACGCATAGAAGCATTCTTCTCGTAAGTCTGAACACCATCATCACTAACGGTAATGAAGTCCATCACTTCTGTACCAAAACCAGATTCAATCAAGAAGTTACGCATGATTTCTGCTTTAATCAAACCACGGTATTGGTCGATAAAGTTAGCGGCTTCTTCTCCCAACACATCATTAGGCAATGATTCAGGTGAATAGATATAATCCAGTGTCTTATCAATACGAGCTTCCATCTTACTGATTTGGTCGTTAATCATCTCATCATTGTCATTTGCTTTCTCTGGTAATTTAACTACCAATCCAGCAATGAATTTATCAGTGATGTACTCGATAATGGTTCTAAGCGAATCATCACTCAAAGCATTCTTATCAATCTCATCATCAGATGCTTCATTCAATACATCAAGAATATCATTCAGATTTGACTTAACTGTCTCTTTGAGTTCTGTTCTTAATGTAGGGGAGGCTAGGATAAGTTTCTTAACAAACTCTGTAAAGTAAGGATTTTGTTTGGTTTGGATTTGTTTGACTACCATTCCTACTAAGAAGTTTTGTTGTAATACTTCTCGAGCAAAGTCTACTCCGTAGGAATTATCTACTAATTCTGGAGGTAAGAATGTACCCATTTGTACTAATCTATTAATCAATTCAGCAGTATCATTATCAGGTGCTGGGATATCAGCTGTATTTCTTGTGATATCGTGACCAATATTTGGTACTTTAGGATGGTCTGATTCAATTGCTAGACGAATATTAGATTGATTGATTCTGTCTTCAATCGTTTGTACATTCGATGCGCCTACCATTAAGCCAGCGGTTAATCTGGTTTTTAAAGTAAGTGCTTGTGCAATTTGAATAGTCTTTTTAGGGTCTGGGTCTTTCTCATCAATTCTAACGGTAGCTACTGTTTCAGGAATAGAGTTAGCAATACCTGCACGTACTTGTGCTAACATGAATTGAATACGTAAAGACAATAACACTTTCATGTTATCGATTAACGAACGACCCATGCCTTTATTATCAAAGTCTTGAGCCATATAGGTCATGATGTCTTTAGGCATAAACAATACACGTGTTCTTTGTCCTGCTAATGCACGATAAAACATAATCCTAAATGCTTCAGTAGAATCACCAATATCTAAGTTTTTACCATATTCACCTTGACGTGTTCTTTCAATAATCTCTTTAATAATAGCATTACCATGAATACGAGATAACATTTCGATTTGACGAGCTTCATCAATCATTGAATTCATGCCATCAAACATCTCACGTCCTTGTTGGATTAATGAAGATGCCATCTTAGAACCACTGGTACGACTATTAAATGTATTACTCAAGTCACGATAATAGTTAACAGGTTTTACCTTAGATAAAGGCGCACCTTCTTCATCGTGTAATACTAAATAACCAACATGTTCAGAAGGAGTACCAGGTTTATAAATGGGAATAATTGATTCTACTGGGTATTCAATTACCAAAGGTTCATTCAAATCTTTACGATAAGTTTGACGATTGTTTTTCAATATTTTAAGATTATTGTCATCACCATAACCTGAATTAACAAAGTTATCAATATTCTTAAATACTTTGTCTAAGATTTGTCTATCAGAAGCATTACTTCTATCAGTATAAGATTCTCGAGATAATCCAAGTGTACCCTTAATTCGTTTATCGGTAGCTTCTTTACGAATATGTCCTAAACGAATCATGTTCAAGTCATCGGTATATTCGATAAAAGTCTCATTACCAGAACCGTTTAGATTAACAGTCCATTTACCTTCTTTACTTAATGTAATTTCAGTATCTTTTTTATCTTTTTTAGCACCATCAATATCGAAAATCTCTTTAGGAAATTCGTATTCAATTTTATCACCTACTTTAATTCTTGTATCTACTAATTGATTTACTGGATTATTAAATGCAGTAGGATTATTTGTCTGATAAAGTGTAGGTGTAGAACCATCTGTATTGCCAGAAGTTACTTCAACACTATTAAAGTTAATTGAATAAGATTCTGTAGAAAGTGAATTAAGGTGTTCTTTTTTAGTTTCTGTTTTCTTACCAGCAAAACCAACACATGGTCTCATGTAATCATCAAGCTGTTTATCGATTTCTGTAATGGATTGTTTACTGGTTTGATAAGAGAATGATTCTTTAGCAAGCTCTGGGTTAATCAGTTCATCCAAGCTGGACTCTGGAATAACTGCAACACAGTAAGCACCTTTAGTAAACAGAATCTTATACATGATGTCGTATAGTCTACCGTCTAAGTTAAATCCGGTAGCCATATAGTTTTTAATTCTATCTACCATTTGCACACCTGAACTTTGTGTAAACAATCCAGGTGGAGGTAGATATTGTAATTCTTGACCTGATGTAATATAAGTAGGTGAAAGAACATAGGAAATCAAAATTTGAGCAGCACGTTGTAAGTCTGGCAACAACTGCATGATGGCTTCATTGTCATCAATATCTTGTGCTTTGTCTGAAGCCATGCCCAGTAGATAATCTAAACTAGGTGTAGTATCAGTTAACTGACCATTGTTTTTAAATGATTCTTCATTTCGACTACGAATAAGTTTTGAAAACAATGAATAACTAGCTGGATTTCTTTTAATATCTTTTTCATCTAACTTAACAGGTCTTCCTTTTAAATGTTCATTTAACGTATTTAACAATGCGTTGTCATTTTTACCACTCATTTTTGATTACCTCTTTAAGTATATAAGGAATTTCGATATGATTAATCAATACGATTATCACTATAAAGTATATATCGATAAGTGTCTAGCCTTAGTATCCACCATGATTATTAAATCGACAAAAGATGCTAGGGACATGAGTAATGAATTATTTTACCGCACCTTACATCGATACGATGAAAATGACCCATCTAGTTGGATATATTATAAACATATCTCTGGTGAATATCACGTAACAGACGAACCTATTTACGTTATTTCTGTAGACACTACGGAAAGAATTATTTTCAATAAAGAAAATTTAAAA